ACTAAGTCCTTCAGTAGACGAGGCCAGCCGTGGAGGTCTAGCTCTCGTAACCTTGGAGAAGTTACGAGAACCTTAAACTCCAATCGCTGGTAGTGGCGGTTCCATCGTGTTCGATGGCTTAAGCGATTTCTCGCTGAAGCCACACTGGCACTTTGGATGACACGACAAGGAAACCCTGAGTCAGAGGTTCCGTATGGCAACTTGCCAAACAGTTCCTCAAGGGCTTCGAAGATCGTGTCCGCTGCCAAATCATAACCCTTACTGCGAAGTTCATTCGCAGTAGAGGTGTATGATTGAAGCATCGCCCCGTCCGAGTGCCTCCCTGACCAGAGAGTCCTGATCCGAGTAGGAGTGACAGGGACGCCCCGAAAGGCGTCCATGCCACAACTCTCCCGAAAGGGACCCTCTATGCAGGTCTTGGATCTGTTGACTGCCAAGCCAACAGATTCAAGAGCCGACATGCACACGTCAACCCACGCGGTAGGAACGACTATGTCGTCCCCGTAGACGTAGATGCGTGCGGCGACTCGACTTCTAGGAAGTCGAGTGGCGAGGGATACCGCAGCCACCATGACAGAGAAGAAGCATAACGCTTCAACGGGGAAGCACAAAGCTGACCCCATTGGCGCAAACTTCTTCAAAGTCACCTCTCTCCCATCAGGGAGAACAGTGGCTGTCGTGCGAGTCGCCATCAGGGCTCGAAGAGTTTCTGGATTAAATCCAAAGACTCTTCTAACCAACTCGATGGAGACTCTGTCCGACGCATCCTTGAGATCGATCGTAGCGTACTCAAGAGTAGCAGAGCTACTTTGAGCCAGCTCGCGATTAATCTCCTGGTTCGTAAAGTTGACTTGCCCCTTGGTTGGCTTATGCCTTTCAAGATGGTGCGCCAACTTTCGGCCAAGACCCTGCTGAATCCATTGGTATTCCAATGGTTCGCAGGAGATGAGCCGCGGACCGCGCGAGTCTTTCGGGACAAGTACGACTTTGGCCTTGCCCGTTTCTTGGCGGGTAAGTCCTTTGTACCACTTGTACCGATCGCCGAGCTCCCTCCAACCTCCTACTACGAAGTATTCGTAGTAGGGGTAATACTGATGAATGTTGTCGTAGAGGCGGGAGAAAACCCACTTCTGCTCCAAACGTTCACCAGTAGCCACGGCTCCGGGTCCGTGCCTCGGTACGATGTCCCGAGGGTCAAAGCCCTCCAAGGCATCCTGAACGACAAAGGAGGCAACCCTAAGCAACTCTGCTTGGGACTCCAAGTCGACAGAAGCGAGAAATTCCTCCGTTGCAAGGAAGGAGTCTATAACTTTAGACTCCTGTACTTCATCGTACGGAACTTCAAGCTTGTACGCGAAGAAGAGTACTTGGCGTAGAAAGCTTACGCTTTCTACACAAGCATCTTCCCGGAGCACCCCGTCTTCAGTGAAGACACGGTTGAAATACACCTGCAGAAATGCGGGCGTATTCCGACCCCTCTGGTTACGGAAACCAAGAGGAGTTGTGAACCGTCGGGTGGCCAAACCTACATCGAGGGCTTTACCCAGTAAGGGTAAAGTCTTCGTGAGGAAGGACAGCCCCTCGTGAAGGAACCGAGACTTCATTGTCTCGATATCCTTCTCGAGCTGCTTCACTGGAACTGGGAAAGTCGCCTTGCGGTGCAGGAGCGACAGATGGAAGTTGAGGGTTTGACCCTCCATCGGGCTCTTCCAGGTAGCCATGACGGTTACCTTCCGGATGAACCCCTTGGGCATCAAGCCCTGAACTTAGCCTGCGGATCTCCCAGAGAAGAGAAAGGATTAAGACGAGAACGGAGAAGACTTCGTGTCTCACCTTATCCTAACTTTCTCCTCGGAGGAGAGACGCGACGGCCCCGGTGTCGGTCATCACGGTCGTGAGCACCTGATTGGACAGCAAGTCCATCAGGTTACTCACCTGATCGTAGACGATCTGACTGGTGATCGCAACCGAGCGCGGAACTGCCAACGTAAAGTTGACAGTCAGCGTCCGAGGGACGGAAGACGCATCGACGACGGTACGGGTGAACCGGACCAGGTGACGATCGATAGCGTCAGCACCCTTTCCACTCGTGCTATGGAGAATCTCCATAAACGCGGGTGCAGAAAGGTTGGTGGCGATATCGATCCACTTGGAACCGGAATCGCTCGTGCCGACACGACGATACGTGATGTCCGTCCCATCGGCATCGTCCAGAACGATGTCTGCGGCGAAGTTCACCAAGGGGTAAAACCTCCAAAGCTAGGGAGCGCATCACTCACAACATCGTGAGCAATACACCCCGAGTGTCGCTTACCGAGCTCTGGCCCCTATCAAGGCCGCGGCAAGCATCTGCTGCTGAGGTGTCAGCTCGCCTGACCACAATGTCAGGTTGCTGATAGGCAAGTTCGGCTCTCGACGGTAGTAAGTGATGTCACCATCCCACGGAGTAAAAGAGGATGGACTAGGTCCACCTCCGCTCTGAGGGAAATTGTACGTGGAGCTCCAAGACATTTTCGAGGTAAGGGACCAACAGACTCGTCTGATGTCCCATGTCCCCGGAAATGGCTGAAAAGCCTCACGGGCAATTGCGTTGTTAACCCGGCCAAACCAATCAGCCACGAAGGACCAGGGAATCGCTTCCCAGGCTACCCCCGCGGGATTGGTCAGGCCCAACGCTGCTGACATCCCCCGTAGTGTACTCTCCAACCCGTATAGCCTTTCAAGACGGTGGAAGAGATATCCACCGGCACGGAAGACTGACGAGAAGGAGGTTCTCCGGAACGTCACAGGACTCAACGTTGAGAAGAGACTAACCGTATTCTCGCTAGCACGGTTCTGGGGATCCCAGGGTGTGCTAAACGAAATACGAGTCTCCTTTCCCCACGTGTCTCTCAGATACCTAATCCGAGAGGAAACCGTGGAGGAAAGCCTGTGAAGTTTACTTAAATCACTTATGAACGGCGCCCAGCCGAACTCATAGGTGAGATAAGCTCCGGAGACTGTAGCTACCATGTTCTCCTCGAGTTTAGGGATCATATCCCCAACCTCGCGGAGTTCATAGAGGAAGTTAGGAATACTAACTTCCTCCGGAACTTGTGGGTACAAAGCATTCCAAGCTAAGTCCGACAAGTCCGCTAGCTCAGACTCTGACGGGACCGGCAAGAGTGACATTGGACCTCCACTAGAGGTCAGAGGGTCATACCAGTTACTATATGTAACTGATGTGCCATCTGGCCAGTGAAGGGCGGGTCTGCTGTGGTTAACAGCAGATACGGTCGAATGGATAGCATGGTTTACCATGCCCTTACGGCCTATGATATCCTCTATGGATTCATAAGCAGTAGGGATGAACTTAAGCTCAGTGACAGTCACGTCAGCCCCTGTGGGGTTGTCCGTAAAAGCACTGCGCTTAAGATCAAATCCAGGCGCCCGTAACCGCGACCGAAGTCTCCATGTCAACCGAACTCCTCCTTTCCGCTGGTGATAGACCCAACGTTCCAG